ATGTACCTTGATGCAAGGACTTTTGGAGCTGATGTATCTAAAGGGAACGTTCAAACAAAAGCAGATGTGGAAGAGAAAGTAAGCGACTCAACTCCTTACTAGTGTTATAATGTCAGGGGGATCTACTTGTTTAGCGGATCCCCCTTTACAAAGAAAAAAGAAATGATAATAGATAAATTCAAATCAATATTTTTAGGACTAGAAATAGCATATGGACAATATCAACCAGGTGAACGTGGCGACAACGGCAAACAAAAAGGCAAAGCTTTTATTGTACGTGGACAAGTCACAGATGAACTCTGGTCAAACCATCTTGCAGGAAAAGGACCCGCCCTTGGAATCATCCCTATTACAGAAGATAATAGTTGTAGGTGGGGCTGCATTGATATTGACGAATATAACTTTGATCACACTAGCCTCATTAAAAGTATTCGGAATAATAAATTACCCTTAATAGTTTGCCGTAGTAAATCAGGCGGCGCACACGTATTTTTATTTACCAAAGAGAACATTCCTGCATCTTTGATGCAATCAAAATTAAAACAAATGGCAATCATACTTGGGTATGAAGGTTCAGAAATTTTTCCAAAACAAACAGAGATACTTGTAGAACGTGGGGATACAGGTAACTTTTTAAATTTACCCTACTACAACGAAATGAAAGGACTACGATATGCTATCAACGATAATGGCACCGGTTGTACACTTGAGGAATTTTATAAGCTCTATGATCTTCACTCTTGCACGGAAGAAGACTTACAAAATATTAAAACAGAAGAAAAAAAAATAGAAGAAGCTTTTCCTGGTGGACCACCTTGTCTAAACAAACTGGCAACAACAGGGTTTGGACAAGGTTCTCGTAACAATGCTTTGTTTAATATTGCAGTGTATTACAAACAATCAAGTCCAGATACATGGGAAGATAAAATTGTAGAAGCAAATTTAAAATATATGGAACCTGCACTTAGTAATAGTGAAGTGCAACAATTAATTAAATCAGTTAATAGAAAAGGTTACGATAAATATAGATGTAAAGACTCACCAATAAATGCAGTATGTCAGTCTGGTTTGTGTAGAACAAAAAGATTTGGTGTAGGTTTTGGCGAAGAAGAAATGCCAATGTTAGGTAGTCTTACAAAGTATGCATCAAAACCACCTGAATGGTTTTTAGATGTAGATAAAAAAAGAATACAATTAAAATCAGAACAACTTTATAGTCCACAATTATTTGCACTAGCATGTCTTGATCAAGCAAATTTAGTTGTGCCTGTACCAAAACCAAAAGATTGGAAACAACATTTTTTAAAACCAATGATGCAAGGACTACAAGAGGTAGAACCTTTAGAGTCTTTAGATCCAGTAAATGAACTTACAAATTTATTACAAGACTGGACAACAAATAGACAATCAGCAAGAACTTTAGACGACATACTAAACAAACTACCTTACACAGACGACAAAAGAGAATTTACATATTTTAGAATGGAAGACTTTTTTAATTTTTGTAAACGAAATCATTGGGAAAAGGACAAGAATCAAACTGGTAATTTAATAAAACAACTCGATGTATTTGTAGGTGAAGAAAGAGTTAGAATTAAAAAACAACAGCCAAGATTAATTAAAATACAAACAATGAAACAAACAGATGCATCTGTATCTAAGGTGCCATATCAAGAGGAAAACTTTTAATGAGAAGTGAAAAAAATATTATATTAATTCGTCACGCAAAATGGTTGTGGGACAACAAACTAAAAAAAGAAGCAAAGGAGTGCAAGAAGCAAGCGTATGAAGACCATTATACTAGGTCCACCAGGTACTGGAAAAACAACAACTCTCTTAAACCTCGTAGATCAGTTCATACAAGACGGAATCAGACCTAAACAAATAGGTTATTTTTCGTTCACTAAAAAAGCTGCAACGGAGGCAGCAACGAGGGCCGCGGATAAGTTTGGCCTGGACATAGAAAATGATTTAGCATTTTTTAGAACTCTACATTCGTATGCATTTAATCAACTTGGAATGACAAAAGAAAAAATGTTAGGACCAGAAGATTATAAAGAGTTTGGTGAAAAGTGTGGTATACCAATTAAGACTGCAAAGTTTTCTGATAGTGATGGTACATTTAATTCTGACAACGAGTATCTTACAATAATAAATACAGCAGCTGTAAAAAGAATGGATCTATTAGAATATTATGATTCAAGACAAAATATATTAGATATAGAGAGAAACACATTATTTTTATTATCTGAGGAATTAAAAAGATTTAAAAAAGAAAAAGGACTCAAAGATTTTAATGATCTGTTAGAAGATTTTATTGCAAAAGAAACTGTAAATAAATTTGCAGTTTTATTTATTGATGAGGCGCAGGATTTATCTTTGTTGCAATGGGAAATGGTGCGTAAAATGTGGAGTCGTGCAGATAAAACTTACATTGCAGGTGATGATGACCAGGCTATATTTAAATGGGCCGGCGCAGAAGTAGATCATTTTATTGCATTAAAAGAAGAAGTAGATGATATCAGGACTCTTGACCAGTCTTATCGTATACCTGGTGGACCTATACATGAATTGTCACAAAAGATAATAGGACAAGTACAAAATAGATTTGATAAAGAATACAAACCAAGAGAGGAAGAAGGAATCTTACGCAGATATTCTGATATTACACAGGTAGATATGTCAGAGGGTAATTGGTTAGTTTTATCTTCTGCTAATCATTTTTTAGATTCAGTAAAAGAAGTATGTGAATTACGTGGTTGGTATTATTCTTACAAAGGACGTAACTCAATCTCACTTAAATTATTACTAGCTTTAAATAACTGGGAGGCATGGCGTAAAGGTGGATTATTAAATCACCTGGAGATAAAAAATATTTATGAATATCTTGGATCTAATGTATTAGAAGGGTTTAGAAAAGGTAAAACATTACATTCTGAAGATAAATATAATATCAAAGAATGTATGAAAGATCATGGGTTAATTACAGACACAGTTTGGTATGAAGCATTTGAAGGATTAGATCCTATCACAGAGAATTACATTCGTAATATGAGGGCGAATGGTGAAACGTTAAATAAAAATCCTCGTATATCAATGTCAACAATACACGGAGCGAAAGGAGGAGAAGCTGACAAAGTCTTACTAATGCAAGATATAACTAACGCAGCTCTTGAAACATTTAGTCATGATCCAGATGAATTACATAGATTGTTTTACACTGGAGCTACAAGAGCGAAACGCGAATTGCATGTATTAGATCCAAAAGATTTTGACAAAGCTTATTTGATATGAGTAGTTATGATAAACAAATTGGCGGAAAACATTATCAAAAATATGTGATACAGCCAAGTAAATTTGTAATTGAAAACAAGTTGTTATATCCAGAAGGTTGTGCTATTAAATACATAATCAGACATCAAGATAAAAATGGCAAAGAAGATTTATTAAAAGCCATTCATTTTATCGAGATGATAATTGAAAGGGATTATAAGTGAGAAGTATGCAAACACCTCTGTTCACACCAGAGACGGAATGGGTTATGCCAGAAGAATTAAAAGATCTTACTGGTGCAAAACAAATAGCAATAGATTTAGAAACAAACGATCCAGGACTAAAAGAGCTAGGCTCTGGTAATGTTACCGGAAAAGGCCACATTGCTGGCGTTGCGGTGGCCGTAGAGGGGTGGTCAGGGTATTTTCCTATAGGACACGAGTCAAACGGCAATATGGACAAAAAACTGGTGTTTTCGTGGCTCCAGGACATGTTTAATCAGCCTGATACAACATTTATATTTCATAATGCTATGTATGATATCTGTTGGTTAAGGACAGAAGGTCTAACGGTTTATGGTAAAATAGTTGATACTATGATTGCAGCGTCTTTGATTGATGAGAATAGATTATCTTATCAATTAAACACGTTGTCTAAACATTACATAGGTTTAGGTAAAGACGAAAGTGTTCTAAATGCAGCAGCAAAAGAATATGGTGTTGATCCTAAAAAAGATTTGTGGAGATTACCTGCAATGTTTGTTGGTCAGTATGCAGAACGAGATGCGGAATCTACATTAAAACTTTGGCAAAAATTAGAAACAGAATTATATCAACAAGAACTTTGGGATGTATTTAATTTAGAAACACAATTGTTTCCATGTTTAGTTGACATGAGATTTAAAGGTGTAAGAGTTGATCTTGACAAAGCAGATAAAATAAAAAAATATTTAATTAGCAAAG